ATCGGTATGCACGGCAAAGTCGAGTTTCCTGCGGGTATCGACAAAATGGAGGCAAAGATCAAGTGGAATAGCTTTTACAGGGACGTCCTTGTATTGGTCGCTAACCCTGACGCCGCCCTTAATATGCAGTGCCGTACCTCAATGAAGACATACACCTCAGCCGGCGTAACCGACGAGGTCCCTGTGGTAATCTTTGTTACAGGTAATGCCAAAGACTTCCCTACGGGTAACTTTAAACAGCACGATAACGTAGAGCTTGAGAGTAACTTCTCAGTTACCTACTGCAAGCTGGTTATCAATGGTGTTACCATTGTAGAGATCGACGTACTTGCAAATATCTACAAGGTGAACGACGTGGATATGCTTGCCAAGTACCGCGCAAACCTGGGTATCTAATAATCTTTGTGGCTAAGGTACGAGGGCACCGTAAGTAGCTCCTCCACGCCTTCACCGCTGGTGCGAGTCCGGCGCCACGAGCACAATTTATGGAAAACAACAAACAAACCACCGACGAAAAAAACGGCAACGCAGCGGCACCAGCCGCTCCGGTTGCTGCAGACAAAAAAGAGAGCGTCACACATGACGACGGCTCCAAGACCATTTACCTCATGGGAGGTAAGGTTGCGCACATTAAGCCATTTAAAGGCAAGCACGTGATGCAAGCCCAGCGTCTCATTGATGGCGACTCTGAAAAAATGGTATTTGCACTTATCAGCATGTTGACCACGATCGACGACCAGCCTATCGTAATGGAGGACATGGAGGAAATGCCAGGCGCCGACGTCTTCAAACTTATGGCGGAGTTTGGAACGTCAAATTTTTAGCAAGCGAGGAGCCTATAGTGTTCCTCGCACACTTCGCAAGTACTCCGCTGCATGTGCTTGAGGAGGAGCTTGTAAGCTCAATAGTTTATTGGTACAATGCGGCGGTAAAAGTTTGGAATAAAATGCACCCAAAAAGTGAGTAGCACCGCGTTAAATATCGCCATAATCCTGACCGCTTACGACAAAGCGAGTCGCGTCATTAACGACGCGGTCGACAAGTCAAATAAGAAAATGAAGGACATGCGCGACAAGGCGCAAAAGGCGAGCGCTCAGGGTGCTATGATGATTGGCGCCGGTGCTGCTATGGCCGCTCCACTTATCGAGGCTACACAGGCCGCCATTGGTTTCGAGGATAAAATGGCCGACGTTGCCAAGGTAATGAACCTTACCGTAGGATCGTCGGAGTTTACCAAAATGTCCAACGATACCAAGGACCTGGCGCAATACCTGGGTAAAGCCGGGGAGGAGGCAGCCGGATTAAATGCCGCTCTTGCCTCCGGTGGTGTCGCCAAGGAGGATATGAAAGCTGTAGGTATTATGGCTGGCGAAATGGGTGTAGCCTTCGGTATGGGTTCGGAGGACGCCGGTAAAGCATTTATTAAAATCAGGAACGCCCTGGGTGTTACGATCCCGGAGGCAAAAAAGGTAGGCGACGCGATCAACTACCTATCGGATAGCATGGCGTCAGAGGCCAGCGAGATCGTTAATTTTATGAGTTCTGGCGGTTCGTCAGTTGCGGCTTCATTCAGGATAGGCGGTAAGGAGGCGGCAGCGTTCGGCTCCTCTCTTATATCACTGGGTAAAAGCTCGAGCGAGTCGGCCACTATTTTCGAGCGATTTGCAAAAGGTATTTTCAAAGACGCTGGACTTAAAAAAATATTCGATAAGGCGGGCGGTGGTGACATGGGACTCGTGGCAGTACTCGAGGCCGGTATGAAATCCAAAGATAAATTTAACTTTTTTAAGAAGTTCGGAGAGTATGGCAGTGACGTCCAGCTCCTCGCTTCCACGATCGGGAACAAAGGCGGACTCAAGGATGCGCTCAAGGGCCTGGCCACTGAGTCTAACTTTGCCGGCTCGGTTACTAAAGAATTTGCAAACAGAAACTCGACAGCTCAGGGCGGTATCAACCGTATGAAGTCGTCAGTAGATATACTCAAGGTTACCCTGGGTGAGGCATTCCTGCCAGCCGTTAAATCAGTATCCAAAGTGATAGGCGAAGTGGTTGGCGGTCTTGCTAATTGGTTCAAGGAAAACCCGAGGGTTGCCAAGACTTTAGGGTATGCCGTAGCCGCTGCCAGTGGGTTCCTGATTCTGGCCGGTGCGTTCAAGATCGTGCGCGCGGCTATGATACTTATGAAAATTGCAGCAATGTCAAATCCCATTATATTGATAGCCACCGGTATCGCCTTGGTGGTTGGTGCGATTATAGCCAATTGGGACAATATAGGGCCGTTTTTCGTGAAACTGTGGGCCGGTGTCAAGAGGATATTTTCAGCGTCTTGGAATTGGATAAAAAGCAATATCATTTATGTGCTTAATCCTGGACTCCTGATATTTAAACACTGGGATAAAATCGTAGGATTTTTTAAGGGATTATGGGAGCGCGCCAAGGCGCCATTTATAGCTATATGGGAATGGTTCAAAGGCATACATGTTAAAATGTTCGAGGCCGGTAAGAATCTAATAGGAGGTATAATCAAGGGTATAACCGCTAAGGCTACGGAGCTCATGGATAAGGTCAAGGGTGTGGCAAAAAAGATACGGGATTTTTTCCCGTTCTCTCCAGCCAAGGAGGGGCCGCTCCGGGATATTCATAAAATACGTTTGGTGGAAACTATCGCCGATAGTATCAGGCCTAACGCCATGGTGCGAGCCGTCAGTGGTGTAGTCAGGGCTACAGCTAATGCGTTCGGAGGAGGTCCCAGCCTGGGCGATATGAACGGTGGAGGCGGAGGATCAAGTATTACCTATGCGCCTACCATATACGTGGGTGCGGGTGTAGGCCCGAGCGCAAAGGCTGACTTTATGGCCATGTTGAAAACTCACTCAGCGGAAATAATGAGACTTATAAAATCTGAACAGGATAAAAAAGCGAGGGTATCATTCTAATGTACGCACAACTCGGCAATATCGTTTTTGATGGCCTCAAAGGGTTTACCAACTATAACCGCAAGCATGCGGCCACCCTGGCTAAACACCCTCTTGTCGATCGCAAAGCTAAAATCCAAATGACCGGCGAGGAGCTCGAGGAGCTGGCTATAGAAATGATGTTTCATAAGAATTTTTGCACGCCGGAAACCGAGGTTAAGAATCTCAGGACGGCCATGTCCGCCGGCACTGTTATGCCGTTGGTCCTGGGTACCGGTGAGCTGGTTGGTAATTTTGTGATCCAGGATATTAACGAGGGTGTCAAACATTCAGGACCTACGGGCGTGACTGTTATGTCCAATGTCACTGTAAGCCTCCTGGAGTATTACGACGACGACGAGCTAGCCAGTCAGCAAAGCAAGGCGAAAAATGAGGCGTTTGCCAATCAGTCAAACCAGCCTCTCAAAATAAAACCTTTACAGCCTACTTTTGGCAATGGCCTGGCCTCGGTCAAGTCGATGCAGAAAGCTGGTTACGCCCAGTCCGCTGGAGCGTCAAGTCTAAACAAGGCAAGCAACCCGGCCACGCGCGTGAACGAGCTGCGTAAGGCCAAGGACTCATTTAATGAGGTTAATACCTCGATGCAGGATTTTCAAAACGATGTTGGGAAAGTTGAGGGCGCCCTGGATAACTACGACGATATAGTCGCTGCGGCTGAAATGGTGAAGACCCAGGCGACCAATACCGTGAACGCAATAAATAACGACGACCTACCTGGTGCACTGGCGGCGAGTGGTAATACACTCTCGTCAATAAATACACTGAGTAATACAAGCGCTAACCTCGTGGCGCTGACAGTGGCGAGGAGAATATAATGGCAGACACTACCGAGTATATCACAGTAGACGGCGACCGCTGGGACACCATTGCTAATAAGGCATACGGTGACTCCATGCTTATGGGTAAGATTACGGAGGCTAACCGGGGTATCCCGCTTGACACTGTTTTTGAGGCAGGGATCACTCTGCAGATACCTATTTTGCCTGCCCAAAATCTTGACGTAAATCTATTACCTCCATGGAAACGGTAGCACCCTCCGGGTCCTTCGTGCTGGTCTATAACAGCAAGGACATAACTAAAGATATTACCAAAAATTTAATATCGGTTTCGTTTAGTGACAAGACCGAGAAGGAAAGCGACGAGCTCGACATTACAGTCGAGGACGTGGCCGGTAACTGGAAAGACGCTTGGTACCCGCAAAAGGGTGACCTGGTGACTCTGCAGTATGGATATAAAAATAGTGGCCTGGTCACTGCCGGCACGTTCCAGGTGGACGAGTGCGGCGCAAGCGGTCCTCCTGACGTGTTCTCGATCCGTGGCCTGGCCGCCGGGATCACAAAGGAAATGCGCACCAGGACTAGCAAGGGCTACGAAAAGCAAAGCCTCCGGCAAATCGCCGGCACCATAGCCAGTAAACACGGTATGACCGTTACTGGCAGTATTGACGATGTGACCCAAAACCGTGAGACTGACCTGGGTTTCCTTCGTCGAATCAGCGAGGACTATGGCCACGTATTTAGTGTGCGGGATAATCAACTTGTATTTAGTCAAATGTACGAGCTCGAGAAGGGCGAGGCGGTTGTGTCAATCGACCGTACCGACCTCAAGGACTACGACTTTAAGGACAAAACCTCCAGCACCTTCAAAGGTGCCAAGGTCAAATATAAAGAACCGAAGACCGGCAAGGTGGTAGAGGCTACACTGGATAGTAATGTCAATGCCGAGGGTCAGGAAATTACGGACACCACCACAGAGGACACCCTGGAGATCAGGGCCAAGGCCGAGAACACCAAGCAAGCAGAGCTCCAGGCTAAGGCTGGTTTATACCGGTCCAACTCAATCCAAAAAGAGGGGCACATTACAGTTATTGGCAACCCTCTACTTGTTGCCGGCAATAATATCGAGGTTACCGGCATGGGCGAGTTTTCAGGCAAGTACCATATTATAAGCTCGACTCATACTTTTGATAAGGGCGCCGGTTATACCACCTCTATAGAGATCAAGCTGGTAGGTTATATCGACAAGGTTAAGAACAAGTCCACGCGCGTGCGTAAACCTAATTTCCATTATGAAGTAATTAATTAATATATTTGTGCCATGACCAAAGTAAAAGAAATTCAACCAGGAGTCTATACTTTCAGGTGCCCAGGCTGCAAAGATGTTCACCAAATTTACACAGGTAGCACTCTGCTGTGGTCGTTCAATGGCGACATAAATAAGCCTACATTTAACCCGTCAGTACTTGTAAGGGGTGGACACTATGCACCTCAATTTACTGAGGGGTGTTGGTGTGATTACAACCGGGAAAACCCGGACGAGCCGTCGTCGTTTACTTGCTATTGCTGTCACTTCTATATCAAGGAGGGTAATATCGAATTTTTGAGCGATTGCTCCCATGCGCTCGCTGGTAAAACCATGGAGCTACAGGACGCTTATGTTTAGGTTTGCTAACATATCGAAAATTGACGCGGACAAATGCCTTGCCCGGGTAACATTTGAGGAGGATAACCTCGAGAGTGATTGGCTACCTGTACTCCAGCGTGGCAGCAAGGTTAATAAATATTTTTCAATACCTGATATAGGCGAGCACGTGGTATGCCTTATGGATTGTAACGCTGAAAACGGTGTTATTCTTGGCGCTATATACGACGAGAGTGTATTACCCGGAGACGTGAAGGGAGCCGACGTTACAGGTGCAGACTTTGACGGCGATACCTTCGAGTATGACCGGGCGGCCAAAAAGTTCACCCTGAAAATAGGAGGTATCGACCTGGACTTATCCGACGACCTGGCCTTCAAGACGGGTAACTCGACGTTTGCCATGGAGACCAGCAAGGTGAATATCAAAAACGGTACCACCGAGTTTAATATCGCTGCCGCTGGTCCTAGTTTAAAGAAGGGTTCCGCTTCTCTTAAAACACTTATGTCCGATTTGCTCGACGGCATTATGGCCTCGACATATACCAATGGGTCAGGCGCTACAGGGCCTCCCAATAATCTTGCAACATTTACAAGTTTGAAAGTTCAAATATTAGCCTTTTTCGATGCCTGACGTAAATTTAATAAAGTCCCAAAACTGGAGCCTCTCCACCGCCAAACAAGGCGAGATCGTCGAAGACGTCGACGATATAAACCAATGTATTGCCATTGTCCTGGAGACAGTCAAGGGGTCCGATCCTTTGCGCCCTGATTTTGGGAGTGATATTTTCCTATGGCTAGACATGCCTATCGGTTTAGCTGGCCCCAATATTATCGCCGAGGCTATAAAATCATTACGTATATGGGAGCCGAGGTGCCAAGTGGTTAAGGCTCGTATGCAAGTTGACCAAAATGTTTTAACTTTGTCCGTCGAATGGCAGCCCCTCAATTCGTCCATAATCAAGTCAACCGACATAAAATATAATATCGCTGCTTAATGGCTTTTACAGACGTACCCGAACCAATATTTATCGAGACAGACCCGGCTAAAATACTAGCTGAGATCGTTGCTCAATATCAAACCCTCAGCGGTAAGACCTTACAACCGGCGCACCCTGAGCAACTTATTTTCAATGTGTTCGCGTATCGCGAAACATTAGTCAGGCAGGGTATCCAGTCGGCTGCAGTTCAAAACCTCCTGAGGTTCGCCTCTAGGCCTATCCTGGATTACCTGGGTGACCTGGTAGGGGTGAAACGTCTTCCGCCTACAGGTGCAAATGTCACGCTTGAGATATTTTTTATAACAGGTCACGGCGATAGTTTTGTACCGGTAGGCACCAGGGTGGCCACCACTGACGGTAAGGTCGTTTTTGTGACTACCGAGGAGGCACCAGCGCCAACCGGTGCCGGTTCATTCCAGGTAGCTGCCGAGGCTCTCACAGTCGGCACAGTCGGTAACGGTTATGTTGCCGGCACTATTACCAATCTCCTGGACCCGTCCGCGCTGATCGAGTCAGTAACCAACCTGAATACGAGCGCCAATGGTACAGACGAGGAGGTCGACGATTTAATCCGTGAGCGTATCCAGCTTGCGCCTGGTCAATATTCAAATGCAGGATCGCGCGCGGCATACGAGTATTTTACACGCGCCGCACATACTACTATTATAGACGTGGAAATCACCACTCCCGTGCCTGGAACAGTGGAGGTTTTCCCACTGGTTAAGACCGGTATAACTACACCGGCAGGAGTTATAAATGCTGTGATCGCCGCTCTGAATAGCGAGAAGGTCAGGCCGCTTACTGATACTGTTATAGTTACCAGCCCTACGGCTGTGACCTATAGCATTACCGCAAATCTCACCTTTTTGGCCGGCGTTGATATACCAAGCGTTACGGCGTTGGTACAGTCGAAGCTCGACGAGTTTACCACTGTCAAGAGATTGAAGCTCGGGCGCGACGTTATCGAGGCCCAGGTTAAGGCCGTGTGTATGGTGGAGGGTATATATAACGTAACTCTCACCAGTTGGGTTGATAAAATTATAGGCGCTACAGAGTTTCCAAAATGTACAGGTATAACCCTTAATAACGCTGGTACAAATGTCGGATAGTAACAACCTCCTTGCCACCGGTGTCTCGAAGTACGAGCACATTGCAATTTTTGACGCAATTGCTCAATTACGATTTGCGGCCCTGGAGGTTGAGAAAGTTCTCATTTATCTGGTTGATACAGTCGACGAGGATGCGCTATTATTTTTGGCCGAACAGTTCGACCTTATAAGTTTTGGTGGCTGGGACCTTGCCGATACAGTTCAAAAGAAACGGGACCTTATCAAGGCTGCCGTCGAGCTAAGCCGGTATAAGGGTACTATTTACGGGATCAAGGAAGCGCTCCGACGTGTCGGGTTTGATAACACCGAGATACAAGAGCACATAGGTATTATATATGACGGTTCCGAGATATACGACGGCTCACAGACTCACGGAGGTGGTGACTGGGCTACCTTTGGTGTGACTTTCGACCTGGGTAACGACATGGGTATATCGGCTACACAAACCGCTCAACTCCTGGCAGTAGTCAATGAATATAAAAACGCCAGGAGTGTCCTAGTAAAATACGGATGGAAAGCCAGCCTCACCGATACCGTTAACATGACCGAGGATTTTCAAATGACTATGATTTTTGCCGAGGACGTCGAGTATGTCGGAGGTGGTCGACGATATAATGGCTCATTTATCCACGACGGCTCAGAGATATACGAGGGCGGAGGTATGGAGGACACCTTGGACGTTACAATAATTTAATTATATTTGAACCGATGAAATTTAAGGACAACGCCTCGCCAGTAGGTACATTAACAGTTAAGATTTTTAACGCAATTACCGGCGAGCTCCTCGAGGAGTGGACTGCAAAAAACCTGATCGTCAACTCCGGTAAATCCGGCATGGCTCACCTACTTGGCGAGGGTGGTGCTTATACTGATAAAAAGGTTTATCGTATCGCGTTCGGTACTGACGGGTCCGACCCGACGCCGGCAGACACAGCTATCACAGGAGCTTATACCAAAGTTCTTAACAGTGTCACATACCCGGACGACACAAGTGTACTATTTACCTGGTCGCTTGCGGCTGCCGAAAATAACGGCATGAATATACGGGAGTTCGGACTCCTTACAGTCGATAGCACGCTGTACTCCAGGCGAACACGTGCGGTTATCCCCAAGGATAGCTCCTTGCGTCTTGAGGGCTCATGGAAAATACAATTTTAAAAATACGATAAATGGCAAATATTACTGAATCGTCGACCTATGACTCAAATGTCTATTTAATAGACGACGCCGACCCTGTTAAGGGTTGGGACGGGTCTACCATTGGCATATCAAACTTACAAGCTCAAGCGCTTGCAAATCGGACCAAATGGTTAAAGGATAATTTCGACATAGGTGGCATGTTCAAAAGTATAATACCTTTTGCACCGGCCACACCTGGACAAGTTCGTATAGTCACTGGACCGGAAACCCGTAACGTGTTATTCAGGGTCGACCTGTCTACCAACGACGGTGCCTTGTCTTTACCGTTGGCGGTTTCTGCTTCTGACGGCGCTAATATTTTTGTTGCCGCTGAGGGTGGTCTTGTTGTCAACTCCTCAGGTCCAGGCCGCGTATGCGTACTTAGTTGTGCCGGCGCTGACTTGATCCTGGATATTGAGAGCGGTTATCAATCGGCCTCACTTATCATACAGCCATTTACCATGGTCCGCCTGTTCAAACTGAGCGGCACGCTTTGGGGACTCGCGAGAATATCAGCCGAGGAGAACGCGCCAGCCGGCGCTATTATCTCCTGGGGCGGTGGCTTGCAGCCTTATGGCTGGCTTGAGTGTAATGGTTCAGCGATTAGCCGTACCACATTTGCCAGGTTGTTCTCAAATATAGGCACCACTTTTGGAGTCGGCAACGGTACGACTACTTTTAATATCCCGGACCTCCGTGGTGAGTTTATTCGTGGATATGACAACGGTAGAGGTATAGACGCCGGTCGTGCATTTGGTACAGCTCAGGGAGCTGCCGTCAATTCAAATGGTGTGGTCATGAGACGCGGTACTCAAAACTGGGCCACCGTTACCGCTGGCTTGGGTATAGATCAAATATACCAGGCTGCAGCACCTAACGCCGGTTATGGACAAACAGGTGCCGACCTTTTTGGAGGTACGGAAACACGCCCGCGTAACATCGCTTTAATGCAATTAATTAAATACTAATCATGGAATCAAAACCAGCATACGCATATCACCCGGAAACCGGAGAGTACCTTGGGGAGGTTAACTCCTGGAGATCACCACTACCTGACGAGGAGGGTAAAAAAGATTTTTTACTCCCGGCGAATGCCACATTTAAAACGCCTCCAAAGGTCGAGGACGGTAAGATCAGAGTTTTTGATCCTAAGTCTGAAAAATGGAGCCATGTAAAAGCACCAGCACCTCAGGCGGAGGAGAAACCCCGCACACCTGAGCAACTTGCCGGCTTATTGAGGTGGCAGCGTAATCAATTGCTTGCAGCGTCAGACTGGACACAGTTACAAGACGTTTCCGAAAAGGTGCAAGGTAATGGTACTGCATGGCGTGAATACCGTCAGGCCCTCCGTGATATACCACAGCAAAAAGGTTTCCCCGAAAATTTCGAGGTATGGCCAACACAACCTGAGTAAAATATGAATAATTTTTTTGACGATATAATCGACAAAACTCTCGGTTTCGAGGGTTCATATCAATGTCACCCTGAGGACGACGCTAACTATTACCATGGTGTCCTCCTGGGTACCATGTGTGGTATATCAGCGTCCGCCTATGGTACTTATCTTGGACGCATGCCGACGATCGCCGAAATGAAAGCTATAACTCCGGCTATTGCAAAAAAGGTTTACAAAAAACTTTTTTGGGACCGGTTGCTTTTAGATAACATCAAGTCCAAGGGTGTGGCCTGGATTATTTTTCAGTACTATATTGGCGACGGTAATGTGATCCATTTGCGTCGGGCGATTGAGGAGTACCTGGAGAGCGTTGGTAATACCGCTAGTTTTTCCCAAGGCAATGTACCATTTACGCCGTATTCAATCAATCTAATTAACAGCCTGGACCCTGAGGACTTGTTTATATACCTGAAAACGTACCGTATGAATAGGTACGATAAGATCGTAAAGGCCAGCCCTAAGTCTGCAAAATTTTTAAACGGTTGGCGAAATCGTTTAAACAAAATAGTTTACAGTTAAAAAATAGCGGGGTGGAGCAGTGGTAGCTCGTTGGACTCATTATCCAAAGGTCGGCGGTTCGAGCCCGTCCCCCGCAACATAGTGTGGTTTGAGGCTAAGGCCTGTTATTTCATCGCAATTGTCCCCGGTCTTAGTGTATTTGTTCCGGGGCTTTTGCGTTATATCAGCTCCTCATTTTGGACGACCTTATCCTTAGCCGCCTCAGATACGACCACATGGTCGGTAAAATCCACTTTCTCGGTCTTCACTTCGCTATTGAGCTTATCGACAGCACTAGCACCCTGGCGCACCCTTGTTGTTGCCGGCTCCTGATAGTCGGATATATCCAGTAGCTCCTCGCTTGTTGGTATACCCATAGTGAGACCTGGCTCGAATACGTTGGCCCAAAACTTCGCGCACCGGTACGTAAGCATGAGGTCTGGCATGTTCGGCCATTTACTCTTAGGTTTATCATACCAGCCCTCCGCCTTAGCGAGCGCTATAGAGCAAGGTGGACCCTCGCATACACTGCCTGTAGATAGCTCTGTAGCTACCGCCCTGCATGCGCGCGTAGGACCTTCACCGGTAAACACGTATCGCAACGGTGTGTATTTGCCGCAATTGTTTACCAGGGCTGCCGTAAACTTGGCGTTAAATCCTGGTTTTCCCTGGATAATATCCAGGTTTTGCATAACCATAAGCGGCGACACTTGCATGCGGTTTGAAATCTCCAGGGCTACAAGTACGTTAGGTACATTGTTCGTACCCTGGTAAGCGATCGGCACCATGGTAGAGCTGGCAAGCATTTTAGCGATACGCTGGGCGTCCTCAAATGCGGCCATGTTTGAGTAGATAGAAAGCCCTTGATTTTGAGGTACTCTCTCGAGCGCTTGGCTCGTTTTTTCGGTTGGTTGTTGTTCCATAAGTATTATTTAAAAGCCCAGCCTGGTAGCTGGAGCGGGGTAATTATATCGCTGTATCCTGGCCATTCATTCGAGGCCTTGCACTCGGCGTATGTTCTTAGGTTTCCCTTGTATTGCTGCCGTCCAATATCGTACCCGCGCGAGGGTAACTCATAGCATGCCACTGCGTATGGTGGTTTTTTTTCAACGGCG